GATTATAACGCCTAATTAATTATTATGGATTATAGAAAAATAAAAGGAGTGAAACATTGTGTGTATGACCATATAAGCGAGTTTTATGATGAACATCCAAACGAGACTCCTCTAAAAGACTGGAGAGATGCAAAAGAAGGCGACTGGGTCTGGAGCGATGATGGTCGCATTGTTCAGATACTTAAAGCATCACCTATTAAACATCCCAATGACAGAAGAAACTATAAATATTGTAAAAGTTATATTCGCACTGTTGTTGGTTCGTTTTTATGTTTACCTAAAACATATATGGATACTGATTTTTCCGAACACAAAAATAGATACACGTTTTCAAAATCCATTAAAGATACAAAAAAACAGATTTATAAACGGAAATCAACAACCAAAAAAGAGAAGATATTTGCGACTAATATTGCAGTTGGTCTTGGGGCGGTTAAAAGCTATATGGATGCGTTTAGTGAAACTGATTCGTATAAAGCTCAAAAGAAAGCGGCAATCCTATTAAATCAGGAGAGAGTTATGAAAGAAGTAGAAAAGTCAGTAATTGATGTAGCAAAAACTATGGGCATTGACCATGAATATGTCTTAGAGAAATTGAAATGTTTAGCAGACGGTTCCCCAGAGGACCATATTGTCTTGAACGCCACTAAAGAGTTGGGGAAGGCAATAGGAACTCTAGGGACAACTACTATAAAACAAAAAGAGCAGGGGATAATAGGTTTGTTTAGTGGATTCGAGCCTGACCAGATAGAAGCTGCTGAAAGGCCAAAGAAATTAGAGGAAATTAATATAAAAAAAGGAGAATAATATGGTTTGTTGCCCTTATTGCGGAAGTACTTATGGTAGAAAGAAAGGTATTAGAAATGATTACCAAAGGTATGAATGCTATAGTTGTCGTAAGTTTTTTCAGAAGCCTCTGGAGTATGAAGAAAGTGAGCTTCCTAAAATATTATTATTTGATGTAGAAACTAGTTTATATCATTTTGTTGGTTGGGGGACTTATAAACAATATATTCAGCATTATCAAATAACACAGCATCAGTACATAATAAGCTGGGCTGCTAAGTGGTTGTATGATGATGATGTTCAGTCTGATGTTGTTACTCCAGAAGAATCTAAAAATAGAGACGACAAGAGAGTTGTTAAGTCAATTTATAAACTATTAGATGAGGCAGATATAGTCATTGGACATAACGGAGATAGGTTCGACCTTAGAAAACTCCGTTGGCGATTTATTTCACATGACATGCCCCCACCAAGTCCTTTTAAGATTATTGACACTTTAAAGGTTGCTCGGAGAGAATTTTTTGCACCATCATATAAACAAGACTTCTTAACAAAATATTTTCAGTTGGAAAATAAGCTATCAACAGATTTTCAGTTATGGATTGATTGTGAAAATGGGAATCAAGATAGATTAAATGAGATGGTTGAATATAATAAGCACGATGTGATGGGTTTAGAGGAGTTATATTTAAAGATAAGGCCGTATATTCATAATCATCCTAACCTTGGAGTTTTGATGGATGATGATATATGCCCTAGTTGTGGGAGTAAAAACTTGAAAGAGACTAGCGCTGTGTACTTAACTTCGGCTAATAAGTTTCCTGTTTATAGGTGCGAGAGATGTGGGACTCCTTATATTAGAGGGAAAAGAAACATTGGTGATTATAAAACTCAGATAAGAAGTGTGTCTTCATGAGTCTGTATCAGAGTAGTAGAGATTTAAAAAAGAAAAAGAGGAAAATAAAAAAGACAAGGCAGGGTTCTGGTAGAGGGACTAAAAATAAGTATAAAAAATATAGGGGGCAAGGAGGTAGGAAAAGATAATGGTAGTTACGAAAAGAGGATTAAAAAGAAAAGACTTGATTAATAGGATAAAAGTGTTGGAGTATGCTCTTTCTAATTATGTTGAAAGACAAAAGAATAGTGAGTTAGCTTTTGACCTCTATGTGGAAATGAATAAAGATGAAGAACGATTTAAAGATTTTATAGATAATAAGAAGAAAGATGCCGAACATAAATAGTCAGTCTGTGTCAGATGCTGAGAAAGCATTAAAACTAGCTAGCAAAGATTTAATATCTTTTGGGAAACTATTTCTTCCTGAGGATTTTCTTCGTAGTGAAACTCCATTTTTTCATTATGAGATAGCAGATGCTATAGATAATAAAGAAACTAAACAGGCAGCTATTATTATTCCGAGAGGCCATGGCAAGACTGTTCTTACTAAAGCTTCTATATTGAAAGATTTTTTGTTTTGTAAAGGTGGGGATGATTTTCTATTTTATGCATGGGTATCAGCTACTCAGAAGCTTTCAGTAGGGAATATGGATTACATTAAACATCACCTTGACTATAATGACAGAATAAAGTATTATTTTGGTGCGGTTAGAGGGAGAAAATGGACAGAAGAAGATATAGAATTAACTAATGGATGTAAACTTATAAGTAAATCTAATGTTGCTGGTATTCGTGGTGGTGCTAAGCTTCATAAGAGATATGACCTGATAGTATTGGATGATTTTGAGCATGAAGCAAATACAATTACAAGAGAGGCTAGAGATAAGAACGCAAATCTTGTCACTGCTGTTGTTTATCCCGCGCTTGAGCCTCATACTGGTAGGCTCCGTGTTAATGGTACTCCCGTACATTATGATTCCTTTATTAACAATTTACTTACTCAGCATGCAAAAGCTATTAAAAATGGGGAAGATTTTGCCTGGGAGGTAATTACATATAAAGCATTGCAGTCAGATGGAACGCCTCTTTGGGCATCGTTCTTTCCCAGTAAAAAGATAAAGGAGAAGAAGAAGTTCTACGCTGATTCTGGTCAGCCTCAAAAGTTCTATCAGGAATATATGATGGAAGTGATGAGCGAGGAGGACGCTGTATGGACAAGAAAGCACATAAGGTATTGGGAAGGGTATTATAAAAATGATGATGATATTAATTATATAGTTATTGATGATGGACTTGAAACAAGGGAGGTCCCAGTCAATATTTTTATCGGATGTGACCCCGCTACAGATATTGATACAAAGCACTCAGATTTTAGTGTTATTATGGTTGTCGCTATTGATGTTAATAATAATTGCTACGTACTTGAATATGAAAGGCATAGGTCTATTCCGACTATTGGGTCAAAAGACCCGAGTACTGGGAATATATTGGGACGTAGTGGAGTCGTTGATTATATTATATCTCTCTATGGTAAATATAATTGTGTTTCTGCAACTGTCGAGGACGTTGCTATGAATAGAAGTATATTTCAGGCTCTAAATGACGAAAGACGTAGGTTAAATAGGTTTGATATATCAGTTATTCCCGAGAAACCTGGTGGTCAAAATAAGAGAAATCGTATATATTCAGGTCTTTCAGGTCGTTTTAGCATGGGAACAGTCTTTTTACGAACAAATATGTTTGATTTAATCAATGAAATTATTACATTCGGCCCAAAAATGTCTCACGATGACACCATTGAGTCTCTTTATTATTCAACCGTGCACTCTTTTCCTCCTAATATGAAAGAAAAAGAAGGTAAAAGAAAATGGTTTAAACCAAAGCGTAAAGCTAAAAGCTGGGTCGTAGCATAATGTCTGAAAATTCAAATAATCCTAAATCTTTTACATCTTATCCTGGTTCATCTTTTACCTCAAGTCCAAGTTTGGCGATGAGGGCTTTAGCTCAGAGTAGAGCCTTAGATGGAGGATATCAAAAAACAAGTACAATGTGGAATCAGGTAACTAGAAATAGGTATCCATCTGGTAAGATGAAAGTGATAGGGTCTTCTTCTTCGAGGAAATACGACCAAGGATTGCAGGAAGATTTACAGTATATGAAAAGTATTTATGATTTACTAGGTATGAAGTTTTCTGGTGGAGTTGGAGAGTCTCTTAGGGCTAGTCCGTTTACTAAAGGAAGTTTTGCATTTCCCGTAGGGAAGTCTATGATTAGTGGTAATTATGAGAAAATGAGGTCAGGACAAGGTTTTCGTAATTATGATTGGAATGTTGGGATATCCGTTCCTCTTGATTTAAAGTGGGGTAAGAGGAGATAGTTTATGGCGTCTAATAATTGGATGAAAAAATATATTGGGTATTTAAAGGATGTTGAGGGCAGTGTGATTAAAGATGGTGAGCATGTTCCTTATTTGGACGCAGCTGGAAAATGGACTATTGGATATGGGACAAGAATTAGTAGGGCTACGCTTAGTCAAAGCGGAGGTAGATCAACAAAATATAAAGGAAAGACTATTTGGTCTGGAGGGAAGACTTTTAGTGAGAAAGAAGCTGTGAAAGAGCTTCAGAGTAAAGCTTTATTATCATTAAATCAGGCTGAGAGATATGCCACCGATAGAGGATTTGATTGGGAAAGTATAACTGAAAGACAAAAACATGGGATTGCAGATTTCATGTATAATCTTGGTTATAAGACAATGACCAGTCCATATAAAAAAGAGAGTGGAGAAATGTCAGAAAATGATATGTTTCATTTTACAATGAATGCTTATCTTAGTGGAGAAAATGTAGTCATTAATAAAGACCCAAATATATCTCATAAAAGAGTATATCATGCAGATGGTAAAAGATTTGAATTGAAATATAGAAATAAAAAATGGAAAGAATTGTTTGGAGGGTTACCTGAAGATGTGGCTATGGGGAATATGTTACAACAAGACAATCCTTTAGGAGTAAGATAATGCCTAGATTAAGTAATAAGAAAAAAGCTGAAGCAGTTAAGGACCTTTGGCAAAAGGCTGCGGGTAATGAAAGACAAAAGTGGAGAAATATTAACCAGAGAGGATATGATTTTTTTCTAAATGACCAGTTGACAGCTCAGGAGAGAGATGATTTACAGGAAGCTGGTATGCCTGACTTTGTTATTAATAGAATAACACCAGCTATTGAAATGATGAAGTTCTTTGTAACTGCAAATAATCCGAGATGGCAAGCTGTAGGGGTTGAGGGTTCTGATATTGATATAGCAGCTATTCATTCTGATATAGCTTCTTATTGTTGGTATATATCTAATGGAAAGTCTTTGTTTTCTCAGGTAGTCCAAGATTCTTTTACTAAAGGTATTGGATATATGATGGTTGACGTTGATGCTGATAAAGATAGGGGTATGGGGGAAGTTGTTTTTAAATCTATCGACCCTTTTGATGTATATGTTGACCCTATGAGTCGGGATTTTTTGTTTAGAGATGCTTCTTTTATTATAGTAAAAAAGGACTTACCTAAGAATCATTTAATTAATTTATTCCCAGACCATAAGTCTAAGATAAAGAAATCGTCTGGAGCCGTTAATCAATTTGGGTCGGCTAGTTTAAGAGATATTACATCATCTGATAGTGTTCAGTTTGAGGATATTGGTTCTAGGGCTTATTTGCCTGATGGTAAAGAGGATGATATTATAGATTTTTATGAGATGTATGCTAAGGAGAAATTACCATTTTATAATATATTTATGAGAGTTCCTCCAAGTCCTCAAGAAATGGAGCGTATCAATGGTATGGTTGAGGAGAGAATGGATGCTATTGTTAAAGAACTAACTGTCGCAGCTGAAGAAAAAGAACTTAGTATTAGGATGTCTTTGGAGAACGGTGAGATTATTGAGTCAAGGGCTATGCTTGAATTAGAGAAACTTCAGAAGGAAACTCAGCAGGCAATAGAATCTCAGCAAGCGGCTATGGAAGCTCAAGTTACTGAAGAAGTGTCAAAAGTTGAGAATAAAGTTGTTAGTGAAGATGAGTATAAATTATTAATTAGTAATGAAGAATTCTCAGGGGCTGTTGTTGATTCGGTAAAATTTCATGATACAAGAGTAAAAGTTACTTGCGTTGCGGGGGATACTTTATTATACGAATATTATTTACCTAATGCTGATTATCCGATAGTTCCTTTCCCTTACACATATACAGGGACTCCATACGCTATGAGCGCTGTTACACCTCTTGTTGGTAAGCAGCAAGAAATAAATAAATCTCATCAGATAATGCTCCATAATGCTAATTTAAGTTCTAATTTACGTTGGCTTTATGAGGAAGGTTCGGTTCCTGAAGACGAGTGGGAAAAATATTCTTCATCTCCAGGGGCGTTGTTGAAGTATAGGCAAGGATTTCAAGTCCCAACTCCGGTTCAGCCGTTACCTCTTAACCAAGCTTTCTTTAGTATTACCCAGCAAGGGAAGCAGGATATAGAATATATATCAGGAATACCAGGGACATTGCAAGGTGTCGAGACTGAAAAGCATGAAACATACAGAGGAATGTTGGCTTTGGATGAGTATGGTACTAGAAGAATTAAAGCTTGGGGTCAGACTATAATGGAACCTGCTTTGGAGCATTTGGGTAAGGTTTTTATGGAAACAGCTCAAAATACATATACGGCACATAAAGTATTTAGAATAGTTCAGCCTGAAGCTGGTGGTCATGAGGAGAGAAGTGTTGAAATAAATGTTCCTGTGTATAATGATTTTGGGGATGTAATGAGTAGGTGGAATGATTATGCATCTACTAGATTTGATGTAAGGTATGTTGGAGGTTCTACACAACCAGTTAATAGATGGGCTTTGATTGAGGAGTATTTTAGATGGTTTCAGTCAGGACTTATTGATGATATCGCTATGATATCAGAAACAGATATTAGAAATAAAGAGCAGATTATCCGAAGAAAGAGTATATACGCTCAGCTTAAGCAACAACTGGAAGAACTTACTGAAGAACTAAAAGACCGTGATGGGACTATTGAGACATTATCAAGACAGGTTATCCAAGCTGGTATAAAGGATAAAGTTAATACAGCTGGAAGCGAGATAAGAAAAGACGTTCTTGAGACAGAAGCTCAGCAAAAATATTTAAGAAGTTTGATGAAAGAAAAATCTATACCAATAACAGAAAAACAAGTTGAAAAGGATAGGTAAACGCAGTTAAATTAATGGAGGTACATTATGGCACTGCAACAAGAGCAAAACGACAACCTGTTAGAGGATAACAGCCTCGAGGAGACTCAAGAAATGTCTTCAGCCCAATTTTTTGATGAGCTGGATAGACAAGTTAATGGTGCTGTACAAGAAAGTGCTGGGGAGCCCGTCCAGCACGACAGCGTAACGGCTAGTAATAGCTCTCGCGAGGAATCAGTCAATAAACAAGGGCACAATTACGAAAAAAGGTATAAGGATTCAAGTAGAGAGGCCGGAAAGCTGAAAGGCAGACTGGATGAACTTGAGCCTTATGCGCCTATCTTAGATGATATGAGAGAAGACCCTAATTTAATAAACCATATTAAGGGATATTATGAGGGTGGAGGTACAACGCCAGGAAATCTCAAGGAAAGACTAGGACTAGATGAAGACTTCGTCTTTGATTATGATGAAGCTATTGATAATCCAGATTCTGACTCAGGAAAGTTATTGAATGCCAGCGTTGATGGTATAGTTCAAAAACGGCTTGGTCAGTTTGCCAGACAGTCAAAAGAAGAAAGTCAGCGTGTTACTGCAGAACAGGACTTTCGTAATAGATATAATCTAAATAATGAAGAGTTTCAAGAGGTTGTGAATTATGCGCAATCGAGACCTTTAACTTATGATGATGTTTATTTTTTGATGAATCGGGGTAAAAAGGATGATAAAATAGCTCAGAATACAAAAGGCGAAATGATGGAGCAAATGAAGAAAGTTCGTCAAAGACCTTCTTCAGTGGCTTCAACAGGCTCTAGCGATAGTTCTTCTCCTGGGTCGAGCGATGACCGAGTGTTTGACGCTCTCATTGATATAGATAAGGAAATGGAACAAGCTTTTAGTTTATCATAATTAAAAGCTTTAATTGTTAACTTAAAGGTAAATAAATGTCTGATATTTTTACACTTGGAACTTATTCTGATGTTGCATCTTGGTCTGATGGTACATCTAAAGATACTGGTGACCTTAGGCGAAAATATAATTTTGGAGACCGTGTCTCTGAATTAGCAATCGCTCAAGACCCTTTCTTTCGATTTGTATCAAAAGTAGCTAAGAAACCAACGGATGACCCCGAATTTAAATTTACAGAAAGACGCCCGTCTTATCATAAACGATACGCATATGTAACTGGTTGGGTAGAAAATGACGATACTCAAGTAGTTGGTGGCACTGGTGGAGATGCTGATTTAACAGCATATAATGATGGAGCTGCCCCTACTTCAATGTCAGCAGGCGATACTGTCAAATTGTATATGGCGACTGATTATAAAAGTTCTGGAAATATTCAGAATGTATATGGTCAATCTAATAATGCAATTGCAGTTGGAGCTTCTGGAACTCGACCTAGCTTTTTCTTAGCAGGACAATTAGTTAAAGTTCCTCTTTCTACAACTGATGGTGGTGGCTCTGTCGCTGACCATATGTTAGTAAGAGTAGATACAGTTACCGATAGTCTTACTAAAGATTCTCGTGAATGTGTACAGATAGACTGTACAGTTATCAGAGTACCAACCGTAAGTGGTGCAGACTTCTTAGCTGGATGGTCAAGTGATGATGTTGATACACAGGTCTATGATGAAGCAATCTCAACTTCACTAGAAGGCGAGAGGTCATATGTTATCGGAACTGCTCACTCACAAGGCTCTG